AGATACAGAGCTTAAGAAAGCACGCAAGCAGGCGGTTACTGGTGAAAATGAAACGGAAGAGCCACTTGCTCAACTGGATGAGCAACTCAACGAGGTGCGGGATAATCCAGTTAAGCAAGAAACAGAATGAGTATATTGTGAATGCGACGCATCGTTGGAATATTAAATCCGGAGCTGTGCGATCCGGAAAGTCTTATGTCGACACTGCGTTTGTGATTCCTTTCCGGATCAGAGAGCGTGCAGGCAAGCCAGGATTAAATGTGACTCTTGGCGTATCGAAAGAGTCTATCGAACGAAATGTTTTGCAGCCGATGCGAGAGATTTATACAGACAAGTTGATCGGAACGATCAATAACCGGAATGTAGCGCGGATCTGTGGAGAGGATGTTTACTGTCTGGGAGCGGAAAAGGTCAGTCAAGTGGCAAAGATTCAAGGGGCATCCATTAAGTATTGCTACGGAGACGAGGTGGCAAAGTGGAACAAGGAAGTGTTCCAAATGTTGAAATCTCGTCTTGATAAACCATATTCTTGTTTTGATGGATCATGTAACCCGGAGCATCCTACACACTGGCTAAAAGAGTTTCTGGATAACATAGAGCTGGATATTTATCTGCAGAGATACACCATTTTTGACAATCCTTTCTTGCCGGAAGAATTTGTGCAGCAGCTCTGCAAAGAATATGAGGGCACAATTTATTACGACCGTCTGATACTGGGGCTATGGAAAAGGGCTGAAGGAGCAATCTATAAAAGATTTGCCGATAATCCAGAATTATTTTTGTGTGAGATTGTGGACGAATTATCGCCTGATCCGGAGCGTAAGCAATTCCGAAAAGAAGATATCACATCCATAGAGATCGGCTTGGACTTTGGTGGAAATCAGTCCGGTCATTCTTTTGTTGCCAGAGGATATACAGACAATTACAGAGATGTAATCGCACTAAAATCCCGTAGAATCATGGCAAAGGATGAAAATGAGGATATAGACAGCAATATGCTGGACAAGATGTTTTGCGACTTTGTTGGAGAAGTGATTGAAGAATATGGGGTTGTTATCCGACACGGAGATTATGTGGAATATTGCAATGTGGAAACCGTTTATTATGATAATGCGGAGACGGTTCTTGGAAATTCTATCCGGAACGCAGTGGAGAAACAGTATCCTTGGATATCGGTTCGTAAGGCAAAAAAAGCAACGATAAATGACAGAATCAGATGTACCGTCAAGCTCATGGGAGCGGGGCGGTTTTTTATTACAAAAGACTGCGAAAGCTTGAAGACGGCATTTTCGGATGCTGTGTGGGACAAAGAAGTTATCGGAAAGGATGAGCGCCTGGATGATGGCAGCACTGATATTGATAGTTTGGATGCGTTTGAATACACGATTGAACGTGATATGAAATATCTGATTGAAGAGGTGGAAGATGTTTGATGGATTTAAAAGATTTTGGAAAGGATTCATGCGGATGTTTGGATATACGACATTAAAACAGATCGTTGGCAAGGATATCACACTTTCTGACAACATGATCAATGCGATAAACGAATGGAAGCAGATGCTGAATGGACAGGCGGATTGGATCACTGACAGCATTGTATCTTTGGGGATAGAAGAAGGCATCTGTCGTGAATTTGCCGATTGCGTTCTGGTGGAAATGGAAACCAGCGTGAGTAATGAGCGTCTGAATAAGATATACCAAAAAAATATCGCAAGGTTGAATGAAAATTTACAGGAAGGTCTTGCACTTGGATCATTTGTCCTGAAACCGCTCGGAGAAGCTACTGCTGAATTTATATCTGCGGATAAGATCATTCCAATCAGCTTTGGAGATGATGGAAAACCGAATGATATAGCTTTTCTGACAGTGAAGAAAGTCGGAGATACGGATTACTTCACGCGGTTTGAAAGACATTATTTCATAAACGGAAATTTGACCATAGAGAATAAATGTTTTCATTCTCAGACAGCAAGTGATATCGGTCTTCCGTGTAGTTTGGAAGCAGTAGAAGAATGGTTGAACATCAATCCGGGACCTGTTACATATCCGGGAATGAATCGAATGGATTTTGGTTATTACCGGAATCCGATTAAAAATAAAGTTGACGGTTCGGCATGCGGTGTCTCTGTATACGATTCGGCAACAGATCTAATTAAAAAGGCGGACATCCAGGGGGCAAGGCTTGACTGGGAGTATGAATCTGGGGAACGCGCCATCCATGTCGATGGCAAAGCATTAAAACAGGATAAATCAACCGGAAGATTTGGAATGGCAAGGCTTAATAAAAGGCTTTACCGAGGTTTGAATTTGGAAGCAGGGAAAGATCAGGAGCTTCTGAAAGAGTATTCTCCGGAAATGCGAGACGAAGCCTTTAAGCGTGGACTTGAAGAGTATAAGCGAGAAATTGAATTTTCTGTTGGCTTGGCTTACGGAGATTTATCGGATGTGCAGGAAGTCGCTAAGACAGCAACAGAGATAAAAGTATCAAAGAACCGGAAGTATAACCGGGTAACGGCAATTCAGAACAATCTGTATGATTGTTTGGAAGATTTCGCCGCAGGACTTGCCTTTTACAACAGCATGTTGAATTCCGGGTATGAGTTTTCCTGTAAATTCAACGATTCTATTTTGACAGATGAAGAGACAGAAAGAAAGCAGGATATGGCAGATGTGGCGGCAGGCTTTATGCATCACTGGGAATATCGTATGAAATGGTACGGTGAAGATGAAGAGACTGCAAAGGCAAATGTTCCGGAGCAGAATCAAGTTATGGAGTAGGTGATCTGATTGAGAGAAGACTACAAGAAACAGTTGTCCCGTCAGATCGAGAAACACTTCTCTGATCTAGAAATTCGGATCATGGAAGATATCGTTCGCCGGATCCGAAAGACGGGAAAAATAACGAGCACTGCTGACTGGCAGATAAACAGATTGCGGATTCTGGGATATTCTTCTGAGGACATTGAGCAGATGTTGAAAGAAACACTGAATAAATCTTATCCGGAGATGTTTGAGCTATATGACAAGGTAATAGACTGGGAATATGTTCGGAATAAGGAAGTATACGAACAGGTTAATGCAGAATTTATTCCTTACGAAGAGAATGAGGAGTTGCAGCAGATTACAGAAGCTCTTATTCGGCAGAGCGGAGATGATCTGCAGAATATTACAAAGTCTTTGGGGTTCTATCTTGATTACGGTACCGGAGAGAAAGTTCTCACTCCACTGGCGCAGGTGTATCAGAAATATCTTGATGCTGCTTGTATGGATATTGTTTCGGGAGCATTTGACTATAATACAGTCATAAGAAGGGTAGTAACGCAGCTGACCAATAGCGGGCTACGGCAGATCGATTATGCATCCGGAAGAGCAAACCGAATCGATGTGGCAGCTCGTAGAGCCGTTATGACTGGGGTATCGCAACTGTCAGGAAAGATATCTGAAATGAACGCTGAAAAGCTCGGAACGGAGCATTTCGAGGTGGAATGGCACGCCGGAGCTCGTCCAACTCATGCGGTGTGGCAGGGCAGAGTATATAGCAAAGAAGAACTTACGACGGTGTGTGGTCTTGGAACTGTGACCGGGCTACTCGGTGCGAATTGTTATCATATGTATTATCCTTTTGTTCCCGGCATTTCTGTTCGGAACTGGACGGATGAATGGCTGGAAGAGCAGAATCGCAAGGAAAACACGCCGAAGAGCTTTAACGGCAAAGAATATACTCTGTATGAAGCAAAGCAACGTCAGAGACAGATGGAGACCTGTATGCGGGCGCAGCGTGAAAAGGTTGAGCTATTGAAGAAGGGTGACGCTGATCCGGATGATGTGATGCTTGCAAGGGCGAAATATCAAGGGCAGTTGAATGAATATAGCCGGTTCTGTAAAAAGATGGGGCTGACAGAAGAAAGAGAACGCATCTATTATGATATGCGCGGAAGAGTAGCTACAAATTCTAAGAGGCAGAATGCGTGGTATACAGCTGACATGATTCGAAGTGCGGATAGAGATTCAAAGCAGTATTACCGGTACAGAAATATACTTGGAGATGATGTCGGCAGCCTTGCTGATTTCCGGCAGATGAAGTATAATGAACCTAAAGAGTTTAATTTGTTGACAGATTATAAAAATTCTGTTGCAAACGGAATGATATCCCCATTATCCGGATTTAAAAACTACAAAAAATTGCATGACAGAATAGAAAAAGAGCTTGTTAGCATGAAGACATCTAATGGGATAAAGATTTCAGGACAGAGCAAACATTTTATAGAACGTGTCATAGGTACAAAAGAAGACCCGAAGACCGAGAGACCAAGAAGTGGAGTTGATATTGAGGATATATGGTATGCACTTTTGTACGGGGAAGTCAGAACAAGAAAGAGAGATCCTGACAGTGTTAAATTTGTTACAGATAGGTGCATTGTATCGGTAAATCCCAATACAGGAATTTTAATTCAGTGTAATCCGCAGTAGGAGGCGATGATATGATCATAAAATTAAATAATGAGATGTCGAAACTTCTCTTAGAAGAAGTTGAAGATGCACAATCTTTGATTTTAAGCCAAAGGAAAATAGATTCTGATGCAAAAGAGTTAGAAGTGTCCGATATAAAAGAACTGCAACTTTTAGTAAACGATGAAATTGTATATAGAGGTTTAGATCATCAAGAAACTGTTAATAATTTAGGTAAGAAGTTGTATAGACTGTATGATGAAATTCTTCATCAGAGACATTCTAGTAATTAATACCATTCATTCTTCGGAGTGAGTGGTATTTTTATACCCATTTTTAAGAAAGGAGGATTGTCATGAAACTTTTTGAACAGGATGTAGGAAAGGTATGGTGATCCAGTTATCTCCCGTTGAGACGCAGGGTGACGCGTCATATTTTATTGTCTTTTTCCGGCAGACGTAAAAGAACGGAAGAAAGGAGAGTGTAATATGAAGGCAGAATTTTTAAAAGGACTTGGATTGGAACAGGATGTTGTTGACAAAATCATGGCAGAAAATGGAAAGGACGTTGCTGCGGAACAGGCAAAGACTACAAAAGCCGAGGGAGAGCGTGACAATTACAAAGACCAGCTTGCAACTGCAACAGAATCTTTGGAAAAGTTCAAGGATGTAGATCCGGCAGCCATGCAGAGTGAAATTGAAAATTTGAACAAGCAGTTGAAGGATAAGGATGAAGAATACGCTGCAAAAGAAGCAGACCGCATTTTCTCCGATACCGTCAAAGAGGCTATCAAGTCAGCCGGTGGAAGAAATGAAAAAGCAGTCATGGCTATGCTTGATATGGAAGCATTGAAAGCATCAAAAAACCAGTCTGAGGACATTAAGAAGGCATTGGAAACCGTGAAGGAGTCCGATGCTTATTTGTTTGGTTCTGACGAACCATTTATGAACGCAGTCGGAGCAACCGGAGGCAGTGCTGATGTTGGCGGAGATAATCTGTCAGCAATCAGAGCAGCTATGGGACTTCCGACAAACAAATAATTTTTATTTTTAGAAAGAGAGAGGTAAAAAGATATGGCAAATACGATTGCATTAAGAAAAGCGTATGCTACTATGCTTGATGAAGTTTATAAACTGGCATCTCTTACAGCCGTTTTGGACGGACCGAACGAACTTGTAAAAGAGGGTGCGAACGCAAATGAAATTTTGATTCCGAAAATGACGATGTCCGGTCTTGCAAATTACAATAAGCAGACAGGATATGTTGCAGGTGACGTCACGCTTGAGTACGAGACTAAGAAGTGTACTTATGATCGTGGCCGTATGTTTACTGTAGATGCGATGGACAACATTGAATCTGCAGGTGTTGCCTTCGGGCGTCTTTCCGGAGAATTTTTGAGGACACAGGTCGTTCCGGAACTTGATGCTTGGAGACTTTCATCTTATGCAGGATATGCACCATCTACAAATAAGGTTGCGGAAGCGATTGCAGATGCGAAAGCTGGGATTGCAGCGATTAGAAAAGGCAAAACCGTTATTAAAAATGCGGAAGCAAAGCCGGAAACTTGTTATTTGTACATTTCCGCACAGCTTAAAGGGGACATCGAGGATCTTGACACTACAGCATCTAAGAAGGTGCTTGATGGTTGGGCAGGTGTTATCGAGGTGCCAGAAGGACGTTTTTATGACAAAGTGACTCTTACAGCTTCTGGAGCCGGTGGATTTACAACAACAGGTGGTAAAAAGATTGATTTCTTAATTGTTGACAAGAATGCAGTAATTCAGAATCAGAAACACACTGTATCTAAGATTATTACACCGGATGCGAACCAGGATGCAGATGCTTGGAAGTTTGGATATCGTACCGTAGGTATCGCAGAAGCGAAAGATAATAAGAAAGTGGCTATCTATGTGCATACTGCAGCAGCATAAGAATGGGGGATCGTATGCAGGAAGTGATTTACAATTATTATACGGATCATTATGGAGGGCGTGTGATCCCTGAAAATGAATTCTCGTATGTGATCAAAAAAGCGGAAATGTATCTGCATTCGTTCACTTTTAATCAACTCGAAGGACAGCCTTATGACAACATTGTAAAGAATTGTCTCTGCGATATGGCGGAGGCAATCTACAAAGTTGAGAAACAGGGAGATGAGAGTATCAAGAAGTCGGAGAGCACGGACGGATATTCCGTATCTTATGTAACTGAGATTGCAGACGGTCAGAACCCGCAAGAAGTGTTACGCAAGAAACTGTACGGTATTGCGGAATGTTATTTGATGAATACCGGATTTTTATATCTGGGGGTGGAGTAATGCTGACTAATACGGGTATTACGATCTTCAATGCGTTCTCGGATAAGAAGTCTAAGAAAATCGTGTATGTTCCTCATTACATTGACGCCGTATGGTTTCATGCGGATCAGAAGACAGAGATTGTAAATGGTGGGTTGAACAGCGCTGATGCGTACAAAATTCGCATACCGTATGAGAAATGCGAAAACTGGATTTCAGCGTCAGAATTCCGGAAGAGCAGTGGCGTCTTAGGCAAATGGACTGTGCAGAATGGTGACTTCTTTATGATTGGAAGATGGACAGGGGAAAACGTGAGCGGTATTGATGAGATACGCAAAAATGCAGTCGGCATTGTCGGTAAAGTATTGAATCATTCCGAGAATTTCTTCGGCGGTTCAAAGCACATCCGGATAGGAGGGGGATCTTAATGGGGGCACGAATCAGAATGCAGATAGACCCTGCAGATAAAATCTTGCTCAAGAGAAGTCTGAACAAGAACGGGGAAGGACAGAGGTTCTTTACCCATGAAGTACGCAGATTATCCAATCCATACGTTCCGAAACGATCCGGTAAGTTAAAGAATACGGCGGTAGAAACAAAAACAAGCATTACCTACAACACTCCTTATGCGAGGAGACAGTATTACGAACATAAAGGTGATGGGTTGCGTGGATCACACTGGACAGAGCGGATGTGGGCAGACCGAGGCAAGGAAATTGTCCGGTCGGTAGCTGCTTTTTGTGGAGGTAAGACAAAATGAGCGTAGCGGTAAAGGTAAAGGAATTTATAGAAACCTGCCCTTTTTTGAAAGAATTTGAGCAGGCAACATTCCCAGTAGTGAATATGGATGTACTCGAAGATCAACCAACGATGTACAGCATTGAAGAAACTCCGGCAGACCCGATCGTAAAGAGGTATGCAAATGGAGATTCCGTGAGGCAGTATGTATTTTCACTGTGCTCCAGAGAACTGTATGGACCGGCAGAAAATGAGGACACTGCGAAGTTTTATGAGAAATTCTCTGACTGGCTGGAGGACTGCACAAGAGAGGGAATTCTTCCGGTATTATCCGGTCAGTTACAGAGTAAATCAATCAGGGCAACAACAAACGGTTATCTATACGATAATGAGGGAACAAGTTGCCAATACAGGATACAATGTCAATTTATTTATTTTAAACGGAGGTAGAACAATGGGTAGTAGCGAAGTGACTCGTGTGATGGCAGCAGCTGTTACAGCAGGAACAAAAGGTGGAGTAGAACAGAGATATCAGCAGCCGGATTATATTGATGTGAGTGGGGGGACTGGGTCTCCGCAGTATGAACTGCTTGGTTTTGGAGTAACGCAGTTGGATAATTCTCCAGCGGCGAAGACATCTTCTAAAAGATACGTGAATCAGAAGTCAGCAACGCAGTCCATAGGATCTTATGAATGGACAGCACCATTGGAATTTGACTTGATCCGTTCGGAAAAAGCAATCGCCTTTATTGTAGATATCGGAGAGAATGAGAAAACCGGAGCAGAAGCAGAAACACTGTATGTGAAAGCCTATATGAACAAACCGGTTGCTGATAAACAGAATACATTCGAAGCAAAGCGCAGAAGAGTGGCAATCGAAGTTGCTGACTTTTCAGACAATGACGGAGAGATTCAGGGTTCTGGAAATCTTCTCGCTGTATCTGACTGGGTAGAGGGATCGTTCGACACGACGACAAAGACATTTACAGAAAAGGGAGCTACGGCGTAATTTGGAGATAATCCGAGAAAGGAGAGACAACAAATGCAGATTAATGGAGTAGAATTGAAATTTGACATATATGACAGCGATCAGACGGATAGGGTCAAGTGTTATTATGATGGGTTGGAGCAGATTTCCCATATCAAAGAAAATAGTCCGAAAGGATCAGAGCAGGAAAAAAACAAATATCTGTGTGGTACAATAAAGCAGTTTTTTGATGATGTGTTTGGAGAAGGAACTGGCGAAAAGGTTTGTGGGTCAGGAAATAACCTGCTGAAACATATTGCGGCGTTCAATTTGCTTGTAGAGGAACAGATCCGACAGAATGAGGCTTTTGATAAAGAAATGGATAAGATAGAAGCCTTGAAAAAACGATGAGCGTGCTGACGGAAGCGTTTCCGAAAAGTGTGTGGGTAAATGGGGTAGACTGTCCGGTGTCCTCTGATTTTCGCACAATTTTGAAATGCTATGAAATACAGAGCGGGAAAACAGAACTTTCTCAAGAGGAACTTCTGCAAATCCTGCTCTTATTTTATCAAAAACAGAAAATTTTCTCCGAGGAGCATGTGGATCAAATGTTTTGGTTCTTCTCCTGTGGCCGAGAACCGTCTAAGCGGAAGTTCCCAAGTAAGATTGCAGGATTGAATGATAAGCAGCCATTTGATTTTGAAGAAGATGCAGATCTGATTTATGCGGGATTTATGCAGCAATACGGAATCGATCTACAGGAATCCGATATGCACTGGTGGAAATTCATGATTCTTCTAGAAAACCTTGGAAACGGTACGAGGTTGCAAAAGGTGATGGAGTACCGGACGATCGACACAGGGAATAAGAATCTATCCAAAACCGAACAGGAATTTTACCGAGCGATGCAGAGATATTATGGATTAGAACAAAAACTTCCACCGATGAGCGAAAAGGAAAGATTGATTGAAGAAGCGCTGATTCACGGAGGAGACGTGAGCAAATTGTTAGGCAGGTGATGAAATGGCAGACGGAAAAGTTGTAATCGAAACCGATTTGGATTCGTCAGGGATAGAAAAAGGACTCACAAATCTTGAGAAAGTCGCAACTAAAGGATTAAAAGTAGCAGCCGCCGCAATAACAGGAACAGCGACGGCACTTGCCGGAGTCGCGACTGCGGCAGCCAAAACCGGCGCTGATTTTGAGTCGCAGATGTCGCGTGTAAAAGCAATTTCCGGTGCTACAGGAGAAGAATTTGAAAAGTTAAAGGCACAAGCGATCGAGCTTGGCGCAGAAACATCGTTTTCGGCATCACAGGCGGCAGAAGGGATGGAAAACCTTGCGGCGGCAGGATTTACGACAACGGAAACAATGGAGGCAATGCCGGGGCTTCTTGACTTGGCAGCGGCATCAGGAGAGGACTTGGCAAGTAGTTCTGACATTGCAACGTCCGCCCTGCGAGGTTTCGGCATGGAGGCTTCAGAAGCGGGGCACGTGGCAGACGTCCTTGCGGAAAATGCGAACCGGACAAATTCCTCTGTGGCAGAAACCGGAGAGGCGATGAAGTATGTAGCGCCTCTTGCACGGTCGGCAGGACTATCTTTTGAGGAGACAGCAGCGGCAATCGGTATTATGGCGAATGCCGGCATACAGGGAAGTCAAGCCGGAACAACGCTCCGCGGAGCAATTTCAAGATTGTCTAAGCCGACAGATGATATGCAGAACGCTATGGATGACCTAGGTATTTCTTTCTATGATGCAGATGGGAAAATGAAATCCTTGTCTGATCAGGTTGGAATGCTTCGGAATGCAATGGCCGGAATGACGGACGAGCAGAAGAATAATTACCTTGTTACTCTTTATGGGCAGGAATCGCTTGCGGGAATGTTGGCGTTGATCAATGAGGGCGAAGGTAAGATCAATGAACTGACAGCGTCTTAGATCGGAAGAGCACACGT